ACGAGATTCATGAGCGTCTCGTGGGCTCGGAGATGTGTATAAGAGACAGTAATTAGATACTTAAATGTATGACACGGTGTCATGTATGTTAAATTAATTAAATCTTAACAAATACTGCCATTCTCTGTAATTGTTTCAAATTATATAACTAACTGATAATAAGGCACATACAATGTGTTAAATGCAATTTTATGCTATTTTTAAACTGGTTGTTTGGCACTCCTTTTGTTATTATATAGGCAACAAGGGCTTTTCCTTGTAAACCATTTAAACGAATAAGTTATGAAAGAAGATTTAACCGTGAAAGGCGCTCAAGGTTACGAGCATACCAACGCAAAGGTAGCTAGTTATGTAAGCGAGTGCAAAAGTAGTGCAACACTATCGCAGTGTTTAGGCGTACTTAATAGTTACCGCAAAAAGCTATTAAGCGAGTGTACCGACAAAGAAGTAGTAGAGGCTAAAAAAGCCCTAGAGAGCGCACGTGCTAACTACAATAAGCTAGCGACAAAGTACGTACTTTCAGATATGGACTATTGTAACCTACAAACGGAAGTTGTAAGAAGTGCCGTGAGTGAGTATGCAAAGAAGCATAAATTACCGAATTTCTTTGCTTGGTTTGATAACAACAATAAGGATGTGCAAACTACAATTATAGATAGTTTACAGCGTTTGGGAAGTAAATTGTGTGCTTTACATCAAGCATTTGCAAGCGGTAACAAGGTAGCAAAGAAGAAGTCTGAGACTATCTCAGATTTGCAGAAGCAGATAGCAGATTTGCAAGCAAAGTTAGCAGCAGCGCAAAAGTAAGTAACTAGATAGGTAGCTAATAACTACCTATCTTTTCCCCTACATTTTCCCCACGGACTATCTAGCAGGTAGCCAGTGGGAAAATTTTGCTCCAGGTTTTTCAACTTGGAGCGGGTCGTCGTATCCTTATTTTTCCCACACAATTGGTAAACCTTGTCGTGGTGTGTGGGCTTAACTCAGAGAGAGAATTTATTCTCCCTCAGGGGACTAATTGCCAAAATTCAAGAGAGCTATCCGGCAAACGAATCTGTAGTGATACAGAAAGGCGGGCGAGAAATCCCGTCGAGGGTAGCGAGAGAGCACAGAGCCACCACGATACCGAATGAGATGAGGCACGTGGAAAGAGCAAGAGCCGTAGCTGTGCAGTTATCGAGCGAGATGACGGACGGATAAATCATAATTCATATTCTACCGGTTTGGAATTGTCCGGTCGGGCTGGTTACCCGAGAATCAATTGTGTGTGCAATCACGATTTGCAGCGTATCAAGGCGCACACTATCCACGCTGACTGAAAGCGGTTGCTTGTCATCCGTGCGAGATTTATCTCCTCAGAAACAAACAAGCTGCTGGCAGAAGCATAAAATCTGTAGGGTGTGAGCCACGTAGTTAAGACGATAAAGATAAAACGTGGTGCAAAGATGCACATCCTGGCTAACGGGGCGGGGAGAAATCTCCGCTCTACAATTACAAACCATTTAAATATTAGAATTATGAAAGAACAGATTTTGAAGAAGATAGGAAAGACGCTTGTGCGTATTAATGTAACAGACCAGAGTGCAGAGGATGCCTACGATGAACTCGTTAACAGCAGCCCTCGACTGTTTGGTATGCTTTCCAGTATCTACAGACTAAACGAGGAAGAAGAGAATTTCGCTTGGTCTGCTGGAATCGCCTAAAATCTCCCTACATTTGTAGGGAACAATAACCAAAATTATTAGAATTATGAGTACGATATCATTAGATTGCAGAGGGATGAGAATGATGGAGCGGTATATTGCAGACTTACAGACAATATACAGCCACGTAGAATTTATGAGCTACAACGGAAAAAGACTTACCGTTGCAGTTCTAGCCTAAAAATCCGTAGCCAGTACGATAATTGCCGTGTTTGGCTACGGAACAATTACCAATAAAATTAGAATTATGACAGCGAGACAGATTATTTATTCAAGCACGATAATTGTGCTTGGATTTATTCAGAGTGTTCCTGCTCTGTTGTGTTTAGCAAGTACGAATATTGCCATTATTCTGCTTGGAATATTTTGGGGAATTGTGCTTGGAATATTTTGGAGCAGTACGATAATTGGCAGATGGTTCTTCAGGGAGCTGTGGAGATCTACGCTCCGCTTGGAGAATTTCATCCTGCCTGGAGTGTGAGAGATTTGGAAAGTACGAAAATTGTGCTTGGAAACATTTAGCTAAATTCTGCTTGGAGGAATCCAGGCAGTACGATAATATAACCAATTAAACAAAAGAATTATGGAAAAGTATATCGTAAGAAAGGGCGTGCTATCTGCTGCGCTCGTATTATTTACAAGTTTCGTGTGTGGTTTCATTGCCATCGTAGGATTTGTGCTTGGAGATTTTCAAGCCGTTTTATATTCTGCGGTTCTTGAAATGTGCGGTCTGTTTATCATCAGTGTGATGATAGATGCCATCCAGCAGCAGATAGAGGATATCTGTGACTAGCCAAAACTACCGCTTGGAGATATTCGGGCGGTATCTAGTATTAACCAATTAAATTACAGAATTATGAAGAAGAATATTTTCGTGGCATTGTTTGCCGTAGTGTGTGTTGCATTAGTAGTTGTTTCAGTTACTCTGTACAATTGTCACAGAGCAAACGTGATGCTAAGAAAGACTGTTATTGCTCAAGCGAACGAGATTTCAGAGCTTAACGGCTGTCGCACATCAGAGGACACTACGATGTTCGTAGGTCTCAGAAAGTAGCCAAATCTGAGAGGAGTTTCCGCTCCTCTCTTCTATTAACCAAATTATTAGAGAAATATGGATAGAATATTAAAGCAAGATTTGAGCAAGAATGAGGTTATAGACCTCTTGCGTGGAATGGACGCACAGGAAGTTGAGGGAAATTTCTCTGTACGTCGTGTACTGATCAATACACAGGCGTGTGACGTATTCGGTGGAGAACCTGAGGACTCTTATCCTCTCATCCCCGGTACGTACATGGCATTGTATTACAAGAGTATTGCCGGAGACCCGTATCCGCTCTTTGAGGGAATATGTGAAAACATAATGACTGACGAGAAAAAGAGCCAGACTCTCCTGAATGGCGATGGCATTATTCTGATTTTCCTGCTCAACAAGTACGAGTAGCCAAAAATGTGCTCAGCATTTTCCTGGGCATACTATGTAAAACCATTAAACAAATCGAATTATGTTAGACAAGAAATCACAGAAGAATTTTGAGCGTGCGTTGCTCCATGAGATGGAGAAGATCAAGATTGCTGCACGCCAGTGGCACAACAACAATACAAGGGGTTACAGAGATTTCCGTAGCAAGGAGGCTATCTCCAAGAGCTTCTCTGAGATTGCAGTATTGTGTATGAGCTAAAATGTGCGTGGCGATTGTCACGCATGCTATTCACCAAAAATTTATAGATTATGATAGATGAAGAATACAAGGAGAATGTAGAGTACATGAACTCTGTCATCCTGCCACAATTACAGGAGACTCAGAGAGAAGTATTGAAGAATCCATCAAGGCTCACTCTTGACATCAGCGTGAGAAATGACAACGGCGAAGGGTATATCAGTTCTTTTGCCTGTGTCAGAAATGGCATGGGAGGAGAAATAACGGATACCTGTTATCCACGTTTCATCTGCGCAGACAGCAAAGAGGAGATGGACGAGCTCTTCAACGAGCTTAAAGAGTTCATCAAGAAGTACTCAGCCTGTGAAAATTGAGGGAGTTTTATCTCCCTCTCCTACAAACCAAAATGTAGAATTATGAGTAAATGGGTGAAATTTTATCACAAGATTAACAAGTTTGACCTTGTGAACATGAGATTTACAGAGGATTTCAGTATCGTGGAAATGACTGGTATGGATTCTATCTTGCCAGTTGATGGCAGATTTAATCTGTCATCCATACGAGCAGAGATTCAGAAGTATATCGAGAGCATGGAGAAAATCGAGAGTTTCGACCCTTGTGCGTTCTCAATCCTCACCGGCAGTTCTATTCTGTGTGCTTCAGAAAGTCCGGTGTACAATCTCTGAGCCAGAACTGGGCAGTACGATAATGTGCTGCCTGCTATTAACCAAAACAGAATATATTATGAGTAAGAAAAAAGTTGCAGGTCTTGAGAGACCTTACTCTCCTCGCAAATTAGGAGAGTTATTGTGTGAATACATTGTGCAGGGTGGATTTGAGGAGAGCGCAAAGCTTGATTATTTCTCCCCAAGCGATGATGATATGACCGAAATCAAGAAAGAGACTTTTGACGTATTCTCTATTACTGAGTTCGGTTCAAATGAGGGCATTTACACGTCTTTCTACATTGATTATCCTGGAGAAAAGCGCATACGTCTGATGTGCGCCAAGACTTTGGGCGAGTCAAAGGAAGATTATGTAAATATGCATATAATGGGAGCAAACATTTGCTACTCTTTTATCAAATTCGTAAATAGAAATCTGGACAGCTTTATATGGTACGGATATTATGTCTATTATGCAATAGATAAAGGAGTAAAAAAATATTGCTGGTGTCATTCTATCGAGAGCGTTTATAATAACGCTGACGACATTCTACAGAAGCATCCTAATGCGAGAGTATACTACATTGATTGTCAAACTCGAAAGAAGTATGGGTACAACTTCTAGCCAAAACTGCGGGGCACGTCCTGTGTCCTGCATCTATTATTAACCAAATCAAAATTAGAATTATGACAGACGGAGACAGAAGGTTCCTTGCAAGGCTCGTAGCGAGCCACAAGGCTGTTATCAGCGAGGAGTGTGCGAGAAAGAAGCTCGACAAGAGTGAGTATTTCAGACGTACGGCGAGAGTAGACAGAAAAGCAAAGGAGATTGAGCATGCCTGTATGCGCCCTCGCAAATTCTAGCCAACATTCTGTGCAGTCTATCTGCACAGAAACCATGTTAAACCATAAAAATGAGAATTATGAACGAAAGACAGGAAATTGCAGCTATCAGAACAGCTGCCGAGATGAGTGAGCAGAATATGAAATGGTATTCATATATATTGGATTCCATCCACTCCGACGACGTAGATGTCAGCGTCTTGAGCGACAAGATGAAAATCGAGTTCGCATTCAAGATGTTCCACGAGGAGATGGTAAAGAACGACAAGCGTAAAGTATCACGTCTTAGTCTGCTTACAGACTGGCTCCAAGGGTTGTGTAGTACCGTAAACATAGCGTTTGCGGATTACGACATCAAGCAGATTGGAAAGTTATGGAAATGCCATGACCACAATTTTGTGGAAGACTGGTTCAAGAATATAGCAAAGAAGATGCTCGAACTCGCCTATATCCTTGGAGTGAACACAGACAAGTATCTCTATTAAGCCAAAAATCCTGCGTGGAGACACGTAGGAACTATTAACCAAAATTAAACGAATATGAGAAAAAGAAACTACAAGACCATACGTGGTCTTATGAGACAGAAGTATCATGGATTTCTGTCTGTTGCAGATGTTATTAGTGGGGATTATTACCACAAACATGGATGGTATCAGCCGTTCACTCTAACAGATGAAGCGTTGAGAGAGTTTACTGATGGTATCTGTGGCGCTCTTAATATGAAAGACAAGGATAGCATTTTTGACAACATAAGATTTGGCAGAGTTGAGAATTGCGGTATCCTGGAAAGGATTGGTGTTGAGTACTTACGCAGTGGTAAGTTGAGCTACACATACATGGCTGGTCAGGACTATCCGTCGGAAGCTCGTTTTGTAAGAAAACTCTTGAGATGCAAGTAAGCCTAAAAAGGTGCGCCCGTGTGTGAGCGTGCCTTCTATTGATTAACCCTTTAATTATTTGAATTATGGCGAATAAATATCAGATCACAAACCAAAAGCAGCTTCGTGAAGCATTCTGGCAGTTTTGCGACGAGTGTGGTATCGACTACACTGGCAAGAAGACAAAGTTCAACCTTGACTTGAACATGTCTTTCAATGACTGGAAGGACGGGCTACAGAAAGATGGTGTAATAAGCGACAAGCTTTGTTTCAGAGCTCTTCTGTATTAAGCCAAACCAATCCTCACTCTCACGGGTGGGGATTTCTATTAACCAAACAGATTGAAATATGAAGAAAATTGAGATTACGAGAGCTGGCATGGGCGAGAAATGCCCATACCCGAAGTTCAGCAAATTACTGGCAAAAGGCTACATAATGTGCCATCGCTGCAAGTATTGTGCTGAAATTATCAGTGAGACAGAAATAATGTGTGACTATAATTAATCTATGATTATGAGTGAATTAGAAAAAATCCTGAATGACGATTTACTGAAGTGTGAAATCGTAGAATCGGTAGAGAATGCTGCAAGGCGTGTGGATCTCATCAAGTGGACTCACGGCAATACATTCTCTATTGCCGAGGTACGCAAGGATACCGGCAAACTAGAGGTTACAGATGTTCCTGGGACAGATGAGCTTGAAGCATACAAGCATTTCTACAGAAAATGTGGCGATATCGCCATAATTAGCTAAAACTCCCCACGATAATGTGGGGAACCATTACGAACCATTTAAAAATAGAATTATGGCAAAGAAAGTTTATGCGCTCTATCGCACAGACAACTGGCATACATACGATAGCCGTGAATTACTTGTTGTAGCAGGTAGTATCAGAAGATGTTGTAAGGTAGCCAAGGACGACGGAGCAACAAAAGAGCAGATTGAGGATTTGCGTAGTTACCGCCATCAATCCCAGTGCAACGAATCCGATTACGAGTACGACATTGATGAGTACACGCTCAATGAGAGTTTAATCAGCTAAAATCCCTCTTCGGAGGGAACCATTATGAACCATTAAACAGATGAATTATGGAAAAGAATATTGTAGAAGTTGTTATGAACAACAAGGGTGAAGTTATCGAGAAAGTAGCCGATTATATCGGAGTTGAAAGCTTCGCCAAGACTATCGAGGAACTATATCGTGAGTGCCTTGAAAATTTCGATGACGCAGAGGATCTGGAAGAATACATTGCTGATATGTTCGAAAAGAATATCCAGTCCCTTGCGTGGGAGTTTACTCACAAGGTAAACAGAGAGATGAAGAAATATCTCCATCTTGACGGCCAGCGCATGGATGGAAATTTTGCCAATTTGTACAACGATTATCCCAGACACGTTACAGGTACGTTCTGGGCGACTGACTACGATGGCGACGATTACTACGATTTGTATCCTTCCATGGTAGCCAGACTTGATGCCGCAGAAGACAGCGAGCAGGCGAACAAGGACAGAGCGTACCTCGAAGAATGGTATTTCAAAGCATTCGGTACGTACAACATCAAGTACAATTTCTCCAACGAGCTTGAAGAGATTCACTCTATGATGGAGGAAGCTTACGAGGAAGCCTAACAATATCCCCTAGCATGGGGATATTCAATGTTAAACCATTTAAATGAGATTAGATATGAGTTACGAATTTGCAAAGAAGGAAATCGGTGATTACAGAATCACCATTTACCAGGATGAGGATGCCGAATGCCCTTGCACTGAATGGGATTTGGTGGGTGTGTATCTTTGGGAGTATACCAGTTGTGGTAGTGGAAGATTAAGTAACGGCTGTAACTGGGATGAAATATACGACAGAAAATACGACACTAACAACCATAGTTTGCAGGATGCTCTTCGTGAGCTTGTATACAAGTACGTTCCACAGAATCGTCTTGTAAAATATCTGAAGAGCAACAAGCACCGCTCTGCCAAATTATCGTATGATAGAAGCTCTCATGTTTGGGAACTTGATTATTACGACAGCAGAGAGGCATACAAGACTTCGGTAGAGTTTACTCCTGACGAAATCAAGAACTATGACATGAGAGCAGAGATGATCGAGCCTATGAACAACGAGGACTTGATATGGCTGCTTGATGACATAGCTTACGAAATCGTGATATACGAGTGGTCTTCTACGGGATACTGCCAGGGAGACTACATAGAAGGCATTGCCTATTGCGACAAGGAGCGCTTCAAAAAGATGGTTGATACAAATACCAAGAACTGGAAGAATCGTGCCATCGAGCTGTTTGAGAGCGAAGTCAAGAATATTGGTATGTGGATGTGGGGTGATGTAAAAGGATTTGTCCTTGAAAAGAAGCGTCACTACACTAAAAAGTACGACGACGGAGACACTTTTGACTCCTACGACTGGGAGGAGATTGATTCATGCTGGGGAGAGTACTACGAAGATGCTGATGACCTCATCGAAGAGGTTATCGAAGAACACGGCTTACAGCCGAAAGATGCAGCCTAACAAGGGGAGCTTGCATGCTCCTCTTCCATGAACCAAAATTGAAGAATTATGAAAGCAAGACTTTATCACGACACAAGAAAGAAGTTCCGTGACTACATTGATGCCTGGAGTATATACTTTCCTTATCCTAAGTGGATGAGAAAGGAGAATCCTGGAGTGTACGGATGCTTTATCAGCTGTAAGCCGACAGAAAGCGGCATGATAAGGTGTATCGTTGACTATGATGAGTTTATTCCGGGTCTTTGCAGCAGACCTTATCTCGGCAAGAGGGTAGACGTGAAGACAACCCCAAAAGCATTTCAGAAGATTTTCCGTCATCAGGAGAGGTTGTGGAACAACGCAATCACCAAGAATACGGACGAGGCGTGGGAAGCATGGAACAGAGCCTAAAAATGGTAGCCAGTTGGCTACCTGCCAATAACCAAATATAGATAATTATGATTATAGATGAAATTTTAGACAGAAAGGGCGGCAGGAGATTTGTTGCAGAGGCCTTTAAGAGATACGTCTTGAAGGAATCCGTTTATTTCGGGTTCAAGTATTTCTCAGAAGCATACAGCAAGTCTTCCGACACAGATAGGGAGTATTTCGTAAAACGTGCCATTATCAAGTATATAGTGGAAAACGGATACAATATTAACATTATCAATTTTGTCCTTGCCGTAGATTGGACTTAGCCTGAATAGTACGCACATTCTGCGTACTTCCATTATCAACCAAATTATCAATAATTATGAATAGATATTACGTATCAGTCACAGAGACTTTAAACAAGATTGTCAGCGTAGATGCCAAGAGTGAGAAAGATGCGCTTGAACAAGTACAAACAGCCTACAATGATTCTGTCATCGTTCTCGATTCCAGCAATTTTGTAAACGAAGAAATAGAGCTTGACTCTAATCAGGAGTTATATGCTGACAACGAAAAAGAGCAGGGAGGAGATGTTTATCAGCACATCGACTAGCCAAACGGGGAGAGCAATCTCCCTACCAATAACCAAAACATTATAGATATGAAGAAAATCGAGGTAGGAATGAGAGTGTACTGTGACATACATTCTCAGTCAAAGGAGCACACCGTTACTCACGTTTCAGAGAAAAGAGGATTCGCGGGAATTGATAACGAGTTCTGGTGGCCTATAGACCAGTGCTTCCCTTGCGATGAAGTAACATTGCCTAAAAAGCGCAGCTAAGGACTGCGCGCAATAACCAAAACAAGAAGAATTATGAATGAAGACAGAATCCTAGAGATGTTCTTCGAAAAAGCCAGATGGCAGTATGCTATCGAGAAAGGCTTATTCAAGGACATGAACAAAGTAGTAATGTATCAGCTGACGACACCGGAGGCTCGTCTGGCTATGTATCAGAGGATCAAGAGCGGCAATTACAAGATAATGCCGCCGCATACAGCCAAGATTCCAAAAGACAACGGAGATTTCCGTACCGTCTATGTGAATGAGGCTGCGGACAGAATTCTCCTGAGCATAGCCAACGACCTCCTGTTCGAGCTGATGCCGGACATGGTGCATCCACGCTGCACGTCGTACCAGAAAGGTATCGGCTGCGGTCGTGTGGTGCAAGATGTGTCTCGGATAATATACTCGGCAGATGGTAAAATCATCGGATGGAAAGGTGACTTCTCCAAGTACTTTGATTCTGTGCCCATTCGGTTCATCGACTGGGCATTTGACAAGGTAGAGGAGAAGTACGGAAAATCTGCGCTGATAGATGTCATCCGTGACTACTATCACACAGACATCTATTTTGATGAGGACAACAACCTCTGCGAGAAGTATCAGTCCCTCAAGCAGGGATGCTCTGTTGCTGCATGGCTGGCTGACGTCATTCTCTATCATCTTGACGACAAGCTATCTAAGCTTAACGGATATTACGTCCGCTATTCAGATGATACGCTGTTTGTCGGTGAAGACTATGAGAAAGCCATGGATATCATGAAGAGTGAACTGGAGAAGATGCAGATGACGCTCAATCCGAAGAAGGTTGAGTATCTTGATGCTAATCACTGGTTCAAGTTCCTCGGGTATTCCATCAAGGGTCACAACATCTCTCTGTCGTCCACACGTATCAAGACCTTCCAGAAGGAGATTGAGAAAAGGACGATAAAGAAGCGTGATACTACGATGACGAAAGCCATCAATGCAGTAAACAGATATCTCTACAAAGGGTACTGCGATTATTCCTGGGCTACTCAGGTTCTTCCGGTCATAAACGTGAAAGAGGACATCGACAAGCTCAACGCCTTCGTTATGGACTGCATACGTGCGGTCAAGACAGGCAAGAGAAAGGTCGGTGGTCTCGGATACGTGAAGACTCAGACTGTAGGTTGCATAGACCGAGGCCGTGGCAGGAACGTGAAAGCTAACAGGAGTAAGACAGAGAGCGAAATCAAGGGGTATCTATCGATAGGTTGTGCTCAGAATGCCTTGCGAACGAGCAGGGCAGCGTACAACACATTGGTGAATACTCTGTAGATGAGCACCTAGCGCAAGGAACTGCCGGGATGAAGGCACAAGGTTTTAAACATCCGGTCTCGAATGATGTGGACATATCTCTGATTAGAGATGGTCCAACATCCTCTCCACCAGGATATTATCAATCTGATATAGCTATGCGCAGTATCTTCTGACCGGCAGACTCTGTAACCGAGCACACGGACGTGGGAGAAGGACGGATAGATTCAGGCGACGCCTCGAAGACCTCAAACTGAAGGGCCTCGAGTTACCCAAGTCTACGACTTGAGATAACTCGGGACCTTCGTATGACGCACAAGGCGTAGCTCATCAATGAAGTACAGAAATGTGCCAGTCCGTATGACTTCCACCGGTGGCGCACACCACCAATCCCTGACGGATGGCTGAAGTTTATGAAACAGGTCTCTTAACCAGACTCTGGATCCAGGACGTCGTCGTATACTACTTACGACGTCCCAGGATCCTGAGTCTGGCGAATCCTGTGTCAAATCAGCATCATAAAGTTATTGTGCCGAGCCATCGGTCAGGGAATTACCCGAGCACGAGGGTAGTCTTCAGAGGGGAGATTATTTATGAGTGTCTGTTTCCATGCCGCCGGCTTCTACTGGAAGAACTTCCAGCGCCATCCGGCGGCTTACAACAGCCCTCGAATCAAGCTGTTACAGCCACGTGTCACGCTCTCAGATGAAGACAACGTTATTGCCAAACGAGGTACACGAGGAGGCATTGGTTTATTCAACCCGCCTTGTATCAACGCGATATGTCTGGTAATACCAGCAATCTCGCGTATCGGCAAGCGGGTTAAATCATCAGCCTACAGCAAGGCAACAGGCCTATGAGTGTACCTACAAACAACCAAAGTGAATTGCATCACGACTTATCAAGAGTATGAGGTTTAATATCACGTGAGTGGTATACCTGCTCCTGCCGATATCTCCGCAGGCGCAGGTATCCAATCCACGGGATCGAATCGAGAACATATATCCATGCAACATAATACATGAGATAAGTCATGCGCATTGCAGCGATGTCTGACAAGTTCTGAGAGTTCATCGAGCGTTTCATTGATTCTGAAGCCAAGGATGGGGAAGCGTACGCTTCCTGATGGTTGGCTTCATAACAATGCCACGCCATTAATCAAAAACTTAAAGCAATGCAACGTATCAGGTTGAGTCAGACTAGGTTATTGCGAGCCGAATGGTGCGCAAGGAGAATAGATTGTACAATACGGTATCAATCATCCTGAAGATCCAGGTGGTTACCTGGATCTGTCAGGACTTAGATACAGTATTTATCAAGACCTTATAGTTACGCAACAGATTCTCTGAGCGCACTCCTATTAACCAACACTTAAAGAATTATGAACAGCAGATTACTAAAGAAGCTTGAGGAAATCAAGAAAGAGTACGGAACGTCAGAAGTGTGCATGGGAGAGATGCTTGATTCAGTAAGCGCAGACGGATTCTCTATCGAAGAGGCTCACTGGTTGTATATGCGTGCGATGGAGTGGGCGAACGGAGATAAATTCTATATCCACATCGGAGAAGACGAAGATGTACTGAGTAAGGATGAACTCGAAGAAGCCAATTTGATAGTGCTAGAATAAGCACTATCCCTATTAACCAATACAATAGAATTATGACATACGACGAGATTATCAATGCAGTTGAGAATGGTGCTAAGTTCACCATCAACTTCCAGAAGAGAACATGCAGAGTGAACGGCAAGGTAGCAATGTCCGAGGAAGACAAGCCGAAAGACACGCCTTACCTTACGCCCGAGGTTGTATTTGTAGGCATCGAGCAGAGATATGCAGCGTACAAGCATTCTGTGCCGTCTGAGCGCTCTGAATCACATCGTCACTACTACTTCAAGGCTTTACCTGAGAAAGAACTCTCAGACGAAGATATGATGTACGGAGAGCGACGTGAAGTGGCGAGGTGCAAGCTGGAGCTGTACGTTCTTATGCAGCTACTCAGAGGCAACCTCTGGTGGGACAACTCATGGGGAACATGGTTCTGGTGTTCAAAGAACGATAAGGACCTGATTATCCTCAGAGACTGGATTGAGCCAAACAAGGGTGGGGCATGAGCCTCATCCACTAGAGTTGAATAAATTTTTAGTAACCAATTTAAATAATTAGAATTATGAAGCAGATTGTAACAATCATTGGTGAGAACTTGAACATCGTAACTAACAATGTAGAGGCTACAGCAGCTACCGGTAAGAAGACCAAGGCGCAGATGCGTCTCGAAGCTCTTAAGGCAGCAGGCGTTGACGTAAGTAAGTACTTCCCTCTCGGTGACGACCAGCTTATCAAGATAGAGAATGGCGCAGCTGTTCCTGTTGATATGGACGATGCGACCATCGATGCGGTAGGCAAGCAGATTGTCGAGGGTGGATACGTAAGTAACTGGAAACTGTTCCGCCGTTGGGTGATGAGCCAGATGTTTCACATGTTGCGAGACATGGATAAGAACGGACTCACATTCAATGCGGTATTGCAGCGAAAGGGCTACGAGTACCAGTGGCGCATGCTGGAAAATGAGCTCTATGCTCAGATGAAGATGGAAGCCCACGGGGATCATGAGAATGCCGACGCGAGAAAAAGATGGTTCGGAGGCTTTGTCGCTAGCGAAATGGCTTACGACTACATCGATAAGCTCCGCAAGTACGTGGACGACAACCTTATTTGGAAGGTCAAGAAAGACGCGAACGGAAACAAGAAGAAGACTTTCAAGCATACCTGCAAGGGCAATCCTTACGTGCGCCTTCAGAACAAGGACATCTTCGTTTCCGACTTGGAGAAGAAGGTATTTGTACCTCTCTGTGACCTTGCGCGCAAGATGTGCGACAGCAAAACCTACAAGGAAGTCTACGATGCCGTTCACGAGTTCAACAAGAACCGCAAGCATCTCGCATGGGACACCAAGCAATCAGATGTATTCATCAATGCCTACAAAGGTTCTGGTGCTTATTACACCATGCGTAACCTTATCATGTTCCACGGAGCAAGATTCCTGAAGAGCGGGCGAAAGATGTCAGAAGCCAACTCGTTGAAGGAGCTTGAGTCTAAAGCAAAGCTCTATGATGAGCAGGGTTGGAGAATGCTCGGTGTTCTCAAGCAGCTTATCAAGGAGTCCGGTATTAACATTCAGGGTAAGATTGATGAGTGGAAGAAGTAATCACCAGTAGAACGTAAGGTTCGCCGCCTGTAGTATGGTGACCCGGCAAGAATTCACAAGAGCTTCTTCAACGAAGGATCTCCTCCAGTTACTACTGGAGGTAATCCTTCAATCTAAGCTCTCTAGATCGAACTTTTAGAGTAAGGCGTCAGTCGGGAACCATGCTAGCCAAAAGTCGGTTACTGATTCGGTAACCGATTCAATGTTTAACCAAATAAAATGAGGAATTATGAAGAAGATCAAGAAGATAATCTATGTAGACAAGCTTATTCCAGCACCCCTTGACAACAAGAATGTCATGCTGGACTGGTGGGAAGAGAATATGTTCGACGACGGAAGCTACGCATTCTCAGGTAATACGTATCTAGGATTCATTGCCGGTGTTCCAGTAATGGCTACCGTCAAGGACAATATTGTCGAGCTTAAATGCATCCCGCAGCCCTACAGAAGCACGGACAAGCTTGATGATTTCGGAAATGCAGTTATAAAGAACTTGACGGAAGACGAATGCCATCTAACGACCTACATGGTTCCGGCGTACAAGCAGTACATAGATGACGAGCGTGAGGGAGACGCAAAGCTATTAATATCGTTCTCCATCTACGAAGACGAAGCGACGATTTCATTCCATTGGAACGTACCGAAAGATTAGCCAAACATGTCAGTCGTTAACAGCGGCTGACTCCTTATCATAACTAGATTTTGTTTAAATGGTTCAAACCGGTCTGTCGTGAGACACGCCGGTTTTTTGTTCCACAAGTTTAACCAATTTTAAATTAGAATTATGAGTAGAAATTACTGGACATTATGTAAGGAAGGAATGAAGACTCGTCTGTCAAAGGCACAGGCAGCTTATGAGAACGCATTAGAGAATGTCAGCGACTTGCACGTCAAGATTAGTGATGGTAATACCAAGTTGGGAGCAATCCCGTCTATATCACTCATCCCTGTCATGGACTGCGGGAACTGCGCTATCTGCGCCAAGAGCTGCTATGACCTGCGCAACGACATGATTTACAAGGAGGTCATCAAGACGAGAGCCATCAACTCTGCAATCTACCACGAGGATCCCGAACGATACTTCAAGGAGATTGATGACTACCTCAACTACCGCTATCCTAGAGCATTCAGATTCCATATCGGCGGCGACATACAGAATAAATGGTATCTTGACAAGATGTGCGAGATTGCTCACAAGCATAAGGACACCATGTTCCTGGCGTTCACGAAGATGTTCGATGTGTGTAACGAGTATCTCGATGAGGGTAACGTAATCCCAGAGAACATGCATATCCTTTTCAGCGGATGGCTTGGTCTCAAGATGGATAACCGCCACGGATTTCCGGAGGCGCATCCTATCTTCGAGAGCGGAACGTCTGCTCCGGAAGGAACACGTCTGTGTACCGGAAACTGCACAGAGTGCCTGAAGGAAGACAGACTATGCTGGTCCATCGGAAAAGGTCAGGCGATAGGATTCCTTGCACACTAGCCAAAATCCTCGTCAGGAATGACGGGGTACTATGTCTAACCAATTAAAATTTTGAATTATGGCAACAGCAAGAAGAGGTACAAGAATGCTCAAAGCTTCTGACATTATGAAGAGAAAGGGCATTGTCCAGAAACAGATGGACATGAACAAGTTCAACGAGGTTATAGAGAATTTCTTTATGGCACACGAGCCTAAGGATACGGTTCTCCTTACGCCGAAGAGATTCATCGAGATGGATAACCCGCCAGAGGGAGACTTCATCGACTATCTCGATGTCAGCGTGTGGGAGAAGAAATGCGATGATCCGGATGACCAGTTCGACTTCATCGACTATCAGTTCATGAAGAAGAACGGGATGCTCCGTCCTATCCTTATGGTGAACGAGCCGTTCATCGGCAATGCCGCCGGGTGGCTGAGAGATTATTGTGGATTCACTGTTAAAAGCAGAACACGAAAGAAGAAAAAGGAATACATCGTGTCTCTGCCGGTTTGACCGAACAAGGCGTGGAACATTATTGTTTCACGCTTCTAGTATTAACCAATTAAAATTAAAAATATGAATGATTTTTTAAAATTAGCTGAGGAATTAGACTGGAGTTATAATGTTGACGATACACCTAACGAAAGAGGTGAGGTTTGCGTCGAGTTAGAGAAGTATTCCCCACAAGACCAAGATTTCATCGCCACAATTTGGTTCGAGAATGGCAATAAGTCTGACTTCATGGATAAGTTGTATCAATATTATAGCGACTTCGATCCTGACGAGGAAGCCAGCAAATGGATTGGCGAGGATGGACATGGTGCTAACGGCGCGCCATACAAATTATCGGATATTTTGCAAGATATGGAGGATTGCAAGGATATGCTACTAGATTTATGGCACGAGTATTTTTACGATGAGTACCCAGAAAATCGTCCAAATGAGACCGACGAAGGGAAGCGACTCGCAGGAGAAATCGAGGAGAAATCCGGAAAGCATTACCACTCGTGCTCTCTACAGAATTATCCGAGCGGTAAGTACGGCGTTATCATTGATGGCTGCCAGAAGTTTCTATCGGAATGCAAGGAAGAGACATTAGCCTATATGAAAGGCGTGCTTACGGGCCTTGATATCGAAAGAAAAGACTAAGCCAAACAAGCCTGCCGGGAACGGTGGGCATCAAGTCAAACCAAAATATTAAGATTATGGATAGAAAAGTATTAAAAGACAAGATTGACGAGTTGCGTTCAACAGCGAAGATGGAGCTTGCATGCACCATCCGTGAGATAATGAGAGAGCACAATGTGAGCAGAAAGGTGTTCGATTGGCCTGTATGTGCCGGCGGCAATAGGGAGGTGAACATCATAGAAGTAGGAGACGGTGATACAGCTATCCCTATCATTCATAGCCGATGCACTTCTGTAGGGTTTGAGTTCCCGGAAGCAAAAGCTACCGATGACGATATACCTGTTGACCTTCTTGCAGACATCGCTACTAGTCTGAACGATGAGCTGAACGGCTATATTGGTGTCTATGCTGCAAAGTATAAGATTGCCTACAATGATGGAATTTTCATTCCTAAGGAGAATCCGTACGTATTCCGGGCAGAATCATATAAAGATGCATTGGATGAGGCGGAAGACTACATGCGTGTGTGGAATGACCATAATGGTTCTACCCTAAGACTCGTATCAGTCGAGAAGCAGACTGCTTCGGAAAGTTAATTTAGCGTTAAAAACGGCAAAGATGATGGTTTATTTTATAAACTTTCAGTATCTTTGCCACTAATAACCAAAATATTAGAATTATGACAGAAGAATTAAGAATCAAGACTAGAGACTGGGAACGACTGTTGAGTCCTGTTCAGCAGGAGAAGTACAAGCTCGCTATCAAGCAGGGATGGTTCGCCAACTATCACGACAACGCATGGAGGCATAACACCTTCTACGGAGCATATATCTGGAAGTATCCAAAGTACATCAAGGTCGTGAGAATGTTCGAGGAGCTGTTGGGGCGCAAGCCATTGTGGGAAGACATCACTGACGACAATCTCCGTGACCTCTTTGAGAAAATCAAGGAGAACTATGCTCCCAATTCTGCAAAGACCGTATGCGCCACCATCAAGGCGGTGATACGCGAGAATGATGCGACTAAGGAGATAAACAGCCCGACGTTCGGGAAGATACTCAGAACGAAGGCTGTTCCTGTACAGTCCGTCTATCTCACGGATGAGGAGATTGATAGAATCATCAATTACAATCCGAGGGGACAGACTAGAAGATATGTCCAGCGCATGTTCCTCATGGAATGCCTCTGTGGAGCACGCTACAGCGATTGTCAGAGGATAACTCCTGAGAACATCGATGATACCGGGCATTTCCTCGTGTATGTAGCACAGAAGACCAAGACTGAGGTAAGGGTTCCTCTTCACAAGAAGCTCCGTCCGTTCCTGGTATGCGGCACTGGCGTTGAGCCTCTACCTGGCGAAATCAGCGTGATGACCTTCAACCGAACTCTTCGTGACATCTGCCGTGATTGCGGAATAGACGAGAACACGAAGGTGTTCCATGCAGGTAAGGAAGAGACCGGAAAGAAGTACCTCTTCATCTCTTCACACACCGGCAGACGTTCGTTCGCCACGAATCTCTCCAAGAAAGGCGTACCGTTGGAGCAGATTGCCGTTATGATGGGGCATACTAGTAACGGTAAGCCTAATATCCAGATGACGCAACGGTACATCGTTGGTAAGACCGAGATTGACAGCAGTACCCTGAGACTGTTCGGTGTATACGATAAGGATCTGGACGATGGTTTAGATGAGGGCCAAGCTAAAACTGGAGATGGCTATTAGCTATCTCCTGCTATTGTTTAACCAATTTAAATAACGAATATGGCAGAAGATAATAAAAAAGAACTCATCAATGAGTGCCAGGAAAAGTATGCCGAGCTTATAAAGCAGACGGTCATAAAGGCACTCACAGGCGAGATCTCTACGAACTCCGCTATGGTAAAGGAGTTGGAGTCACTGAACTTCCAATACCACGAGGAGATGGACGAGTACGACGATACGGCGCCTGACCTTAACCCGGAGCTCATAGAAAACTTCAGGCAGGCAGAGAATACTGGCAAGAATGTTTCCGTTGAAGCGCAGGAATACCTTCTTGCCCTCGGCATGTGTGAGAAAATGTTCAACCAGAAGATATGGGTCAACGAAGATGGCCACATATGCGATGAAGACGGCAACAGACTTTCCGCTGATGGTGAGCATCGGGTATTCGATATCATCAAAGGTGGAAAATGATATACTTCTAGTTTTCATAACTAGATTTGTTTAAATGGTTGTCCTCTCTTGCCCGTGAGGGTAGGAGGGGATTTTTAAAGCGGCCCCGATTAGCCAAACCAAGGAGCTTCGGCTCCTGCAATTATTAACTTTAAAAAAAATAAGAATTATGGCAAATTGGGCATCAACAAGCTACCGTATTGAAGGCAACCAGAAGGACCTTCAGGAGTTAAACAACCTTTGCAAGGCGTTTATGAACAAAGAGCGTACTGTAATGGAGGAAGGAGCGTCTGAGAACTGGGAAGGAAACATCATCCTGGCTCTTGGCGAGAAAATTGGTGACAGCTACATTCGTGGATTTATCCAGAATCTTGAGCTGTCAGATGGTATCTTGAGCATCGAGGCAGAGGAGGCATGGGGAGCGACAGACTTCAACTTACTTCTCGAAAAGCACTATGATGGCATGAAGGTGTATTTCATAGTGGAAGAGGAAATGTGTGAGGTCTATGCTACAAACGACGCAGAAGGGAAGTACTTTAATAGTCGCTCTACATTAACTTCGTATGTAGACGGAAAATATCACAGAGAAGAGTTTAAGAATAAAAACGAGGCATTAAAGTATGCAGCGAAACTCATTGGTCGTGATTCTGTCACAAAGTTAGAAGTTGCAAAGTGGAACGAGGAACGCAAGAATAAAGGCGTTTTTGAATACATAAACATCAATGGATGTGATATTATTGACGAGGAATACTGCCGCTTGTGGCTTTAGATAGTTAGTTCTTTATACATAAAATACTGATAATCAATAAGTAATAATAAAATATAAGCAAATTAGAGAAATCGCTTATTTGCTAAATAATCGTAAAAATATGCCGTTGGTGGCGGTTTTTATGGTACATTGTGGTATATTTAGGCGCATTTTTCAGCAAAGAATAAGCAAACATAAAGCAAAACAATATGGCAAAATCAAATTTAAGGCTCGATACTCGTAGGGCGTTAAAAGATGGTACTTACCCGGTGCAAATCTGTGTCGGGTATGGCACAAACATCTACATCGCAACAGGCATATTTCTAAAGCCTGATGAGTGGGATGCCACTACAAAGCAATGTATTGGTAAGGGCGCACGAAAGATTAATAGCGTGCTGCAAACCCTCCTGATGCAAGTTACTAACCGTATCTTAGAACTACGTGAAAAAGGTATGTGGGGCAAACTCACGCCTCCACAACTTCGCCAGATGCTCGCTAACATGGAATTGGATGCCCCAACGGTTGGCGTTCCAACTTTGGGCGCAATGTTCAAAAAGGTAATAGACACAAAAACAGGTGGTACAAAGATGCTCTTTCAGCAAACTTTGAAAAAAGTAAATCTGTATTGTGGGGATGCTGATTTAGTCCACTTCAACGAAATAAACAAAACTTGGGTAATCGGTTTTCAAAACTCTATGCCTCGGCTTTGTGTAAATAGCCGTGCCATGCACTTACGCAATTTACGCAATGTGATAAACTTTGCTATTGATGATGGTATTACACAAAACTACGCTTTCCGTAACTTCCACATACCAACAGAAGAAACCGCCATGCGTGTTGTACCTATTGAGAAACTGCGCCTGATGATGGGTTTGCAGCTTAATAAGGTAGATAGCGAGTATCGGGATATGTTTTTACTTATCATCTATCTGGTGGGTATCAACATGAAAGATTTAGCCAACTTAACCCCTGCTGACTATTTCGATGGTCGTATAGAATACCGTAGGGCAAAGACTGGTAAGTTATACAGTATTAAGGTTGAGCCAGAAGCGGCGGCGATAATTGAGCGATACAAAGGTAAAAAGCATCTTCTTTCGCCGTTTGACCGTTACAAATCACATACCAACTATCTGACACACCTAAATGAGGGATTAAGACGTATTGGCCCCATTGAGGTAGATGCCAACGGCAAACCAAAGTACACAAAAAATCATTTGCCGATAATGAAACCGATTGAAAAAGAAATTACATCATATTGGGGCCGCTATTCCTGGGCTACCTATGCCGCCGACTTGGATATACCAAAGGACACGATTAGCGAAGCACTGGGCCACGTTCACGGCTCTAAGATTACAGGTGTATATATCAAATTCAGCCGTGACAAAATAGACGAAGCAAACAGAAAGGTGATTGATTACATCTTAGGCAAATAGCAAAAACGCCCGGGCTAACCTCACGGTCGGCACCGGGCTTGCACTATTAGAAAACAGATTTTATTTCTTTCTTCTTAGGTACAAAAAAATAGCGTAAATAATCGCTGCCACGCAACATAAAAAGCCGATATGGTAAATTGTACGCTGATACCATTTTAGGGCTTTCACGCCTTGTTTCTGTGACTCTTGCTTGGCTTGTTTGTTGCCTCGGCTCTGTATGCCGTTGGCTTGCAGCTTGTGGGTGTTTGTGCTGTCCTTGCTCTGGGTGACGTTCTCGGCTTTCTTCTGGGCGGCTTTCTTGCCGTGTTGGTATGACTTCACGCCATCGGCTTTCAGGTTGCCCAAAGTGTCGATCGTGAGTGTACCGCCACTATCGGTAAACTCGATATACCCCCAATCGCTAAAATACGTTAGCGTGGTTCGGTGGTCGGTTCTGATAGTACCCACGTGGATGCTATCGGTTGCTAACTTGGTGGTGTCGGTTTCCTCTCTTGTGGTTGTGGATGATTCCGATACCGCCTTTTTGGTAGTCTTGCAGCCTATCAGCCCAAACAGGGCTAACAGGCACATACAGATAGTTATAAACTTCTTCATCGGCTTATTACTTAATGTCTTTGTACTCTTTAGTAGCGTCGAACGATGGGCACGCCTTGGCTGCAAAGTCTCGGTGTCCGTGGATCGTGGCGTTAGGGTAACGGTGCTTTATCTCTGTAAGCAACTTTACCAAAGCCGCCTTTTGCTGTGGTGTTCGGGTGTCCTTTGGTGTCTTCCCATCGGATGCCAAACCGCCCACATACACCACACCAATACTATTAGCGTTGTGTTTCAGGCAATGTGCCCCCACCTCGCTTTCTGGTCGGCCTGGTTCTACCGTTCCGTCCAAATCTACTACATGATGGTAGCCGATTCCGTTCCAACCTTTAGCCTTGTGCCAACGGTCGATGTCTGCCGCCTTAAAGTTCTTGCCCTCGGCGGTTGCCGTACAATGTACGATGATCTCATTAATCTTTCTCATATTAATAACCATTTTGTGGGTCACGTTTCGTGCAACCCTTAATTACACACTTATAGCGTTGTAGGTCTAATTCTAACTGCGCCTTTTCCTTGTTGAGCTGCAAAATATCTAAATTCTGCTTTCTCACTAAATCGGTCTGCTCTGCAAATCTTTGCTCTTTGTCTTTGAGTTGAGTTTGCAAAAAGTCCATAGCCTCACGCAAAACGTTAAATTCCACGTTGTCGGCCTCGGCTTCCTCCTTTCGGCGGTTGGTCTTTCGATTCATTACATATTTAATCATTTCCCAACCGCCCAAAGCGGTAATAACCGATACTACTATTTCAATTATCTGCATGATGCTCGATGCTGTTAAGTTCATAAATCACTTTGCCGTCTCGCTGCTCGGTCACTACTACATACCTTGTAAGTAGCAATCTAAATAAGTCCATATCTAACCTATCGGATGATAGGGTAATGGGGTCTTTATCAGTAGTCGCCATTTCTAATTCTCTGCATTGTTTGATACCTCAATTTATGTTTGTTCTTAATTGCCAATACCTCGTAGTGCCCTTTGATGTACACATATTCTTTAAATACGTGTGGCTCGATCATGTTAAGCACTTTGCGACGTGTGGCATACTCGTTGGTATGTCGTAGCAAACCTAAATATGAGTTGATGCTACATACTGCGTGTAATACCTGACGCTCGTTGTTTGCCTTGTTTAGTCTTCTGACTGCTGCAATAAAGTTTGTTATCGTGCGATTACAGGTATAGACACGTCCGGGTTTGACTATTGACCCGGTAAACTCCACACCTTTGCTGTAATGTTGAAAATAAAACTTTTTCTCATTCAGTCTTAAACCTAAACTGGCTAATAACTCACGTATCTTAGGCATTAACGCCAATAACTTTTCTTTGTCCTTATGGATGCAATAGAAGTCGTCCACATATCTGCCATGATGTTTTATACCCTCATTCTCGATAAACCAATCAAGCGTATTAAGTAAGAAGTTAGCGAATATCTGGGCAAACAGGTTGCCGATGGCTACGCCTTTACCCTCACCATTTGTAAATAGTGATTTGTTCTTATCCAACTTCTCCCAATAGCTCAAAGGGCTGTGCCGTTCACAATTCTTTTCGGGGCTGTGTAAAATAACGACACGGCAAAGGTAGCGCAAATCGTCTATGTCTTCGCCCTTGTAGTACTCGACTATAAAGCGATCTACCATTTCGGCCAATAACTTTTTGTCGATGCTCATAAAGAAACCTTTTAAATCAAGTTTCATAATGTGGCAATCTTCCGTATAATTATTGCTGCACTGCCTTATATCTTCTTTCAGCGTATTAATACCATAAAGCTGCCCTTTGCCTTTCCTGCAATTAAATGTACGCTCGCTAAATATTTCTTCAAATAGTGGCGTTAGGCGCAAAGCTATGTAGTGGTGTACGATTCTATCCTCAAAGGATGCTGCAAATACCTCTCTGTATCTTGGGCGTGTTACGACAAAGCAAACAGACTTACCGGGTTGGTACGTCCGGTTATTGATTCTATCACGCAAAGCAATCAAACGGCTTTCGTAGTCCATTTCGTAAACAACTGCGCTTGCTGTTCGTCTCTTGCTATGACGGCAATCAAAGTAAGCATCTAAAAGCCACTCTGTCGTTACCATTGTATATTATCATTTGTCACGTTTCTGTCTTCTGTAAATAGTGCTGACACTGCCCTAACTCTGTTCGTGTTGCTGGCCTTAGTGTTCCAATTGTTCGTATTACCGTCGTTGAGGTTCAGATTCCATGCGTTGGTAGCACTGTTCTCGGTGGCCGCAATCTGTGGTCTATTATCTTGTTCTTAGCCGTAAATGACGGCATAAACCCCATTTATTACGGAAAACTGCGCTCTCGGTCTGTCGTAACATTCCGATTCTGGCTACAAAGCGTATTAACTACTTTGTTTTTCCACGCTGACGATTGTTTACCTATTTCGTCCATTAACTCGATGATACTTGCAAACTTCCCTCTGCCTTTTATCCACTCCCTTTCTCCGGCAATTCTCATTAGCGTTTTCATTGTCTCAAACTCTGCCTGAAACTCGGTTAGGTGCTTTACTGTCTCGGCTTTGTCTTTATTGATGTACGCCGCCGCTATCTCCTGCATCAGATTAACGCCAATTTCTTGCAGCTTTGCCCCGATGGTGAATTTGTAGGCACGTGGGAAATTGGGCACTATATCCAAAATGATGTCTAACAACTTGCGTGCATCTAAATAAATCTTTGTACTTGAAACTAATTTTACCGCCATTGCTTTTTTATAAATTGCCTTATAATGGTACGGCTTTCGCCGTACCTAAAGGTTAAAGACTAAGAAATTAAGAATTAAACAATAAATGCTGACACTGCCCTAACTCCGCCCGTGTGGCTGGCCTTAGTGCCCCAAGGGTTCGTATAACCGCCGCTGAGGTACAGATGCCATGCGCAGGTAGCACTGAACTCGGTAGAAGTCCAATACCAATCTTCAACTAACTGGGTGGCTCCGGTAATTAGGGACAAAGCGTAATTGATTTTTGTCATGTTGGCGTAAATCATAAACATTTCGCCCAACGATGGTAACCACCACTTACCTGCTGTCAAGCCTTTACCATTAGCGTTGGCACGACTATACAGATTGCAGTAGCCCGGTGCATACTGCTCCGTATTGGTGATTGCATTGGCTTTGCTTGCCTCGATAGTAGCCGCCGTATTTGCCTTGCCGTTCCAATCGTTCATCGCTGTAACACGATCGGTTGTTGTCGTACCGCCTCCGCTGATAGCTGCGCTACTCCACGTTAGCTTAGAAGTTGATTCGGTAGGGGCCACGACTAAGATTTTGCCGCCCTCGACTACCACCACACCGTCGGCAATTTCGCCGCTGTTCTGCAACGATGTCCACTTATGAGGCTTAACCATGAGTGGATAATCATCGCTCTTACGGTGGTACATGATAAAGATACCATCGTATAAGCCGTTAAGGTTCATACCTGCCAACAAAGCGGTTTTGAGGTTCGCCAATGAAATAAGCGTAACCTTTCCGTTTGCGTCCGTTACCGGAAATTTCTGGTCGTTGTTGATGGTCGTTACTGTTGCCTGGCCACTCAACTTTTTTGTTTTCTTTACTGCCATAATTACTACTATTTTAATATGTCAAAATCTGACCCATTATAAATTATAAAATCAAAGCTGCCATCGTTTCGGGTTGCATCGTCCGATACGACTACATCAAAGTAACCGTTACCCAATGAGTGCATAGTGGCTTTTACTGGGCTACTTGCACCGTAGCATACACCTCGCCCGGTTAATATTACACGGCAATTACTTGTATAAGTAAACCACGTACTCGGAAAAAATACCCGGTAAAGTCCTTCAGATTGTCGGGCTACCGTTAGTTTGCTGCCATCAAACGTATTGCTCGTTATTGATGTGTTGCTACTACTGTTTCCACCCGATACCGTGCCAAATGCCAAAGCCCTTAAACAATGCCCATATTTTTGACTTGTCATTAAGTCAATACGATTTAGCACGATCCAACCGTAGAACTCCGTGGTAGTGCCGTAGCCTATCATTTCCACAATTTCACGGCTAACTTTTAACTTGCTTTTTTGGATTCCGTCCTCAAAGAAGTATTTGCCATTTGGCGCACTAATTTCGGCTTGACCTTGCGCCATTGTGCCGCCCCATTTGTAGTTTACAATAGTTAGTCGTCTTCCATTCTGGCTTACGTCCCACGGCATAGAATAGGCATCTAACCAACCGGCACCGCTACTAAGCATAGCCACATTATCGCTGTAATCAACATCAAAGCTATCATTAGCCAAATTGAAAGGATTTCGTATTGAGCCGATAACCTTTACATTTGTGAACGTGCCATTTGTGAACGTACCGCTATTGCAAGTAACGTTGCCGTCTTTTGCCTGAAAGATAATGTTACCGTTAGCGTCTTTCATGTCGATAGCCTCCACACCCAAATTTTTGACTAAAGCATACTGCGCTAACAGTATCTTTGTAGCCACCATTTCCAGTTTGTCGGCTAACTTCCAAAGTCCGCTATTGGTGTCTGTTGCACTTCCTGGGTTATTGCTTGCGGTCTTGGTGTGCGATTTGATGCAAGAATAATAGTTATTGCCATACAAAACTATGTCCTTGTATTCCTCGCCGCTTGCACCTGATTGGAACACATAGCCTACGGCGCAATCGCTCCACGCTTGTGGGCCTCGTAGTGCCGGGCCTCTGTCGCCTTTAGCTCCGGGTTGCCCATCGGCTACAGTCTTAAATGACACGGTGCGTTTATGCGTTACGCCCCGACAAACAATAGATATTGCTATATCTTTGCTTGGATTGGAATTTGCTTCTACCACCAAAATAAGCGTATAAACATTTGTGCCTGCTACTGTGTTACCTTTTAAGCCCGTCGGGAAATTAGATGTATCCACGTTACACTTAAAGCTGCTCCCACTGCCGTTACTACTTATCAGTTGCTTTGTACCCTCAAATACTTTAATGGTAACTGCGTATAAGGTATTGGTGGCCGTCTTTTTGTGTAAAATGTTCTCCGGCGAAATATCAATGGTTATTGCATCTACGCCATCGTTTCCATCTTCTCCATTCTCACCACTTGCAATGTAGTATAGTGATTGAGCCGTTATTATAGCCCGGTTTGTGTCGATTGCCGTTACTCTGCTGTAAAGACTGATGGTAATACGTTGTTTGTCCGATACCGTGCCATTAATAACCATCGTGTCACCTACGGAAAAATCAGATACATTTATGATTCCGTCCCAATTGACTGTCCGGCCACTAAGTCCGTAGAACTGCGTCCACTCCTTGTAGGTATAGTTATATACGTTTCGGGATTGGGCGACAATTACGCCCTTTCCCTTGCGTATAAACTTAACTATTCTTGTTACTGACACTCCCATAGGCTTAACTTTCTGATGTTATCGTTACGCTGATGTCTCCACCACTTTGCAAACACATATCACGTGTTACGGCATAGCTTGCAACCGCTGTGCTCATATCTTGTTTGCTATTGAGGTAAACACCTGCTGCATCTTTCACGACAAAGAAAAACTTAGCGTCTTTGATTGCTTGGGTGTTCGTTCCACGCTTGACGATCCACGGCGTATAGGTTACTTTGCCGTTGCCGCTTTCATCTTCGCTTATCGCTTCGTCTTCCGGTGTCGGGCGTGCGTCGATGTCGTAGGGGTCGGATGCGTCCATAACGCCCTGTATGTCCTTACCGATTTCAACGCCACTACGATTAACAGTTACTCGATACTCGCCGTATGTGTCTATACTGCTGCCTGACACTGTAAGCGTCTGGGTGGTCTGTCCGTTGATTACCTCCCAACCACTGGCCCCCATCTTCTCCCACACGTAGGTTAAATCTTTGGTGATTTCCTCGTAGTTCTGGTATGCCATCGCCTTTAAAACGCAACTGCCGCCCTTGTCGGTAATAACAAAGCCCTTGTTATCTCCTGCCACGATTGTAACACGATAACTTGTACCTGTTGCTTTCTGCACTGGGATAGTATAGGTAGCTTGGATATTATCGCTTTGCGTGCCATAGCTGATAGCGGCCACCATTCTGATAGTTACCGGGGCAAAACCTGCGATTTCTACCAAATTCTTAACAATCTGTAAACCATAGTAGATGTTGTCGCCGCTTGGCGCAAACTTCTTAAAGTAACCTGCAAAAATGCCGCTCGATGTATCGCCGTTAAACTCGATTTTCGTACCATTAAAAAAGTACTGCATACTATCAGGCGTTGCCACTCCCTCGGCTACTCGGCTACTCATACAGACAAAGTTAAGTTTTGGTTTTGTCTGTTCAAAGTTTGGGAACACCTTAGTAACGTCTGATTCTGTGCCCTCCCATTCTTGGTAGATGTCACCATCTGGGCACATGATCAATGCCGTATAAGTTCCTGCCTTTGCAATAAACTTAATCGTTCTGGTTGTACTCGCTTTGCTCATAGTTCCTTACTTTTTGGTTTCACTTTCTGTTTGCTCACTCTCTGACGCTTCCGACTGTTGGCCGCCCTCTGCATTTTCTTCGTTGGCCTGGCCCTCGTTGCTGTTACCGCCGTTGTCGGTGCTCTCTGTGTTCTCACCCTCACCATCTGCGCCCTGCTCGGTGTTAGTGTTGCCGCCTACGATAGCATCATTAACGTTAGCCTTAATAGGCTGCTGAAAGCGTGCATCGGTTGCCATCGGCAAAGGTCGGCAAATAGTGCCGTCTTGCTCGCTTCGCGCCTCATGCGGCATAAGTGCAATACCTCCAATCTTAACCAATATGTCGTTAAGTTGGGTTAGTGGGCCAAACTTCAACATATCGTTTTGCCAAAACAGATAGTTGTCATCACTTACCATGTTACGGTCATTCTCCAGTTGCAAGTATCGTGCAACCAATGGATTTGCTTTAATGTATCTTGCCATAATCTTATATTGATTAAATTGTTATTTGATTAATATTACGTTATCGTCCGCATCAACGAATACTGCGCCGTCGCTGTCTTCCCACGCACACGTAGGGCCAACGTCCTTAACGTCCAAACCATAAACACCGCCCAACGTCCGGCTAACCTTTCCAGTTGAAAGCGTCGGTGCCATTCCATGCGCTATGAGCGAATAGTTAAGCGTTCCTGACTGTGCGTTGGTCGCAACATACCAAAGCGGCAATAACTCACGCTCCGGGTTGTCGATCATGCCGTTAGTGTTCCAAATCTTCGCCGTTGGCGCAATCTCTAACAAACCACTTGGTAGGTTGGTAGGTAGTTCGCCGATGTCGTACTCAAATTTTGGGATCCTGCGAATAAATGCCACTAACTTAGTAGGGGCGTTGTCCGATAGTGCTACGCTGCTTGGGTTTCCGTCCGGGCTATATTTTGCCCTGCATCGTAAATAAAGCTCTGTACCCATGAGGCTACGATTAACGGTACAACTGTTTCCGTCTGCTGCTACCACTACGTCATAGTCTAACGTGGTGTCGCTGCCTACGGCGGTAAACGTTCCATCGTCTCGCATTACTTCCCAAACAAACAAACGCTTATTCTCCGGGCACTCATTAACGCCCAATCTCAATGATGCGTGTACCGTCTGTGTGTCCGGGTCGCTCAATGGGTTGTAGATAGTTTGGGCGGCTGCATCCAATACCAGAAGTGGCGTGTATGTTGTGGCGTTCTTGCACTGCACTTGGTGCGGCTTGATGATGTGGTACACCTGATTAGTACGTGGGTCTTTGTAGTCGGCTTCAAATCGTAGATTCATAGGTATCTGCGGTTTGGCGTTCTTCTTGATCCTGATACGTCCTGCCTTTGCGCCCTTGCTGATTACCTCAAAGTCTGGGTTAGTGCTATCTATCACGGTGTCGGCCGCTCCTTTGTTCACCTCATACCAGACTACGTTAGTGAGGTCTTGATTAATCAAGCCCGGCGTTAAAACCTCGTCTTTGTCAAGCCTACTGATATTCGGCTGCACTATTAAGTTAGATGCGTCTATGGTATAGTCGGGCGTATATGTGTCGGTGTCTGCGTCGTAGTTCTGACTATCCGATACGCCGCCCTCAACCACCATGCTAACATTAATTTGCAGTGGCTTAAAGTTGAAATCAAATCTTTTTGTCTTCATAACTGCGCTATTTTAAATTAATACTCGTAACTGACTGCCGCCGTTGCTGTTTCGTTGCCCATGCCATCACGCAAAGTAACGGTAGCCGTAAAGCGTATCACTTTGGGCATATAGCCGTTAAAGTCCATGTCCTCGGCTGTGAGGTGTAAAGACTTTCCGGTATTGGCGTGTCGCAAACTCCAAACATTGTCGCTTGCCGTTCTCTCGTTTCCCTCTGCGTCCTCGCTGTATCTCGTCCACATTACGTCTGCGTCCAAAATATCGTCTGTGATATTCATATTATACAGAGTCGCCACGATGGTTAGCGTGAGGTCTATTTTGTCCGGGTCTAAGATACTTTCAGGCTCTTGGAAATCTACGGCAAAGTCTGGGTTTCCCTCGATCATCGCCCAATCGGTATTGTTCCATGCCGGGGCGGTCGTTGTGAGGTTCTTGCAACATCTGTACTTGCAGCCATTAAACCAAACGTCTGATGTCTCATACTCTCCGGTGTCCGGGTTGATAGCATCGCAATAGTACTTACCGCTCTGCGTCCACGCCCCACGATCCACATACGTAACCAACGGCTTACCAGTCCACTTGTTAAGTCTGATAACGTCCATTGTGACGATACCCGGTATATACATATAGTCTAAACCATCACGTATCGGCAAAGGGTTGCCGTTATCGTCCAATAGCTCGTACACAAATTCGGGCAAACTGCCGAAAGCTGCACCGTAATTGGCATTATCCAAAATCGGCTTAGTCACGCCCTTTAGCTTGACGATTCGCCCCTCTGTGCTCGATAGGTACAAACAATCTTGGCGTTTCGTGTCCGTTTGGTTTCCCCATCGTGCAATCTTCATCATTTCACACGGTGGGTAATTCTTGCCGCTTGGTACTTCGGTGTCCGGGTACTGCGTCACCTCAATGTAGTTGTTAGCGGTATTAACGCTATTAACTCTAAACCATGCCGTGTAATACTTGCCGCTTCCCTGCGCCAAAGTATTGATGATGCCCTTTAGTACGTTATTCTCGGCTTGGGCGGTAAAATATCCGTCCCATTTGCTTTTCAGGTGCAAACCAAAACAGCCATCGCCCAAATCGTCCACACTCTCGATTGTGTCCGCTTCCGTTAGAAGTTGGTCGCCCTCGATTGCTGACAATCGGTTTACTATCAATTCCAGACACTCAAAGTAGCTGCGCACTCTTAGGCTTTCCACCTCGGCGTTACCTTGTGCGTCAATACCTGCGCCCTTACCTGCATACAGGGATTTGACGAACTCGCCAAAGTGTGCGCCGTCCTTGAATATTGCCAAACCGATAGCCGTTAAACCCTGCTGAAAAGTAATGTGCCCTTGCGCTATGTCGGCGGTAATCTTCGACAAAAAGCGATCGTTAATCGGGCTATCCTCTGCAACGTCTCCGGCTAAATCGGAATAGGCGGCACGGCTCGCATATCCGGCACGGTTTGCATACTCGGCTTGCTCTGCATGTGTCGCTATATCGGCTTTGGCTGCGTGCTTGGCTTCCTCGGTCATTTTGCCGATACTTCCATAGCTACCGCCTCCGGTGGATGCCCCACCGCTGCCGTTGTTCCTGGGTTTCGCTATCTGCTTAACTTCGATCATGTGCCAATCTCCTTTAATGTGAGGTCGGCGCGTCCCTCAATAAGGTTTCTGCCGATGCCCTGCACGAAAAATTCTTTGCCCAAAGCCTCGTGGCGATAATGGTTAAACAGACTAACAACATTATCAATGTCCCTTAGTTTCTGCTCCATCACGATACGTGGCTTATGGTATTCAGTATAATAACTATCCACGTAGATTTGTTCGGGCTTTGCCTTAACGTTGCCGTTTCGGTCGTACACCTCTAACACTCCGTCCCCGGTTGATATATTCAACGGTGTGGATAACTTCACCGTATTGCTAACTCCCAACTGGGCGCACTCCGTGGCGGTCAATGCCGAATTTATCTTAAACTCCAAATCGTCCTTTTTATTCACAAAGGTTTCTTTGGTGTCGCTCATATAGATAATATCGTTATCATCATTGCCATTGCTGATTAGTCCATTATCGCTATAAACTTTAACCTCAAACGACTTTATCAGGATGCTACTAACATGGGCTAAAAGCGGTACTGATGAGCTGCTCCACTTCGTGTGTCTGAAAAAGGTAGGGTGGCGGCGTGTGATAACGTCCCATGTAGCATTAACAGGGCCTAATATCATAAACCTAACCTGCCCACTTATCTTGTCGCCCTTTGTAATCGGTATTGCTATACCCTCCGCATCAATACCCATCTTGTAGTCGATGTTGTTTTGGATGCCGAACTCTGTGCCTACCAGTTTGTCGCCTATCTTAGGGTCAAAGCCAATAGTAAAGCATTGCTGATAATATTCATCATCGCTTTGGCACTCGCTCCGCTCCTTGTATTTCTGCCAAACAAAATCGGTTGTCTGCCCATCGGTTCCGGTCTCCACTACGCATTTGTCGCCGATAACCAACATACAGGCTAATACGGCTACCTTACTGATTGTGTCGGTACTGTCGCCTACTGCGCTGTACTTAAATTCGTATTCCTCTGGGCCTTCCCCGGTATATGGATAAAATCCGCTATCTGCGCCCTCATGCCATGATACTTCTTTGTCCGGGGTCTCGGCTTGCCAATACTGCCGGGTGTAATACCTGCCATCACCATTGTTACGGCTCGGTACGGTCTGATGCCATACGTAAATCTCGTTTTCCTTTAAACCCATAGGTAAACCGCCGTGCCACTCCTTGTTATGTAGGTTGGTGTACGTGTTGGTCTTCCTCATTATCGGGTTTAAGATAACCTTACCCGACAATACTATATAGTTGGTGGTTTTCTCGTCTGACGGCGAAAAAACGCCCCCTGCCTTGTTACCAGTATAGACGGCATACGGTATATTTTTCTGTATGTCTGCCACACTTGGGTAGGTTTTGTTTTCGTCATTGTCTATGCCATTACCATTAACCGACACTGCTAAATAGTTAGTCATGTTTACCTTAGATGTCGGGCTATTATCATCATTGGCCGTATTCATCTTGACGCTTCCCAAAGCCACAATAGCCGCCCCCGGTGCTTGCCCTAACCAATCAGGCAAAGCGTGTTGGTTTGTGCCCTCGCTGCCGAAATAGTCCACGATGTCTATATCTGTGTTACCTTTCATCGGAAACGTCCATTGTTTGTTACGCATCACCTGCACGTACCAATCAGTAATAGCACCTGCGCCATACGTGGTTTTTTGGTTGTGGGTCATAGCATAAAAAGCATTATAGGCGGTCTTTCCCTCTCCGTCGCTTGAATACTCGGTTAAGTACTTTTGCTTATTGATATATGGGCTAACCAACAAATCATCGTCCAATGGGCTTTCTATCACGCTTTCGATGTCTTCCACCTTGGCGGTTAATAGAAGTTGGTTATATACGTCACCTATGCTTATCGTGGTATCGCAATCGGCTACGTTAGCCAAAGCGATTGTTACGGCTTGCTGCGCCGTTGTCTTGGTGCTGTTGGCTACGATGTCATGCCAAATAATCTTATCGGGTGTCGCCTTGACGGATTCCCACGAAAAGATATAGAAGTTAAAGCCGTCCTGCACGATATGTAAGTTAAGGTACTTCAAAAGTTCCTCCAACACTTCGTCTTGCTGCCAAACGTCGCTTTCATCATCGCCCAAAAACAACAAATCAGATATTGAAAGCTGCTTAAACACTTGGTATCGGTTTGCGGTCTGTGCATCAACTGCCTTGCTGCCATCATACCAGAATTTAATATTTTGGTTGCCCAATATATCCAGTCCCTTGGTAACACCTTGCAGTATCTCGGTAGCAATATCGTAAAAACTACGCTGCGCTGCCTCTGCCTTGACGAAAGCATAGATAACGCCCAATGCGCCCACGTTCTTATACTTGCTATACTGCAAAGCACTAAGCGCATCAATGCAATTTAATTCCAGCTCGTCCCATCTGTCGTTATATGGCTGCGACAAAGTTTGTGGCTCGATGAACCCGGCAAAGATACACGTATCGTTTTTGTAGATGTTTACGACTGCATCACGGCATGAGGTACTAAAAAGGTTTGTAATCAGGTTGCCGCAAAGCAATCTTATTTTAGCCGAATTTCTCAAAAGCACATCGAAAGTGTCGTTTACCTCATTTTCGATTTCTGCCGGATCCTCGCTAAAATATACATCTGCCTTTTCTCTACCTATTTCTATTGTCTGCGTACGATCATTCCCGGTAACGATGTGTACCGTTATCGTATCGCTCTGCTGACTTAGAAAACTGCCGTGTATATACATATTAACTAATAATTAAAAGTTTGACTTTCTGCCGCTCTTGGCGGCTACTCTCGTTGTATTGGATATTACCCCAACTAACTTTCTGCCCTCGATTTCAAAGCGAACATTGCCACCGATACCGCCCTGCGGCTGTATCATGCTACGTAGCTTATCAAGTGGGGCGATAACTTCCGGGTTGTTGCTTGCTCCGGCATACTCACCAACTAAAGCCAACGTAGGCCCCGACACTACACCACCTTTTGCAAACGGCATTACTCCGATAGCTTCCACCATCGCCGTTGCTGCACTCACAAAACCGGATGCTATGCCAAAGCCGACAAATGGTATTGAGGCATGGGCCGCAAAAAACATTGCTGCGGCTAACTCCATGTATGAAGAAGTCGCCAATTTGTTAGCGACAATAACCGGAACCATCGCCGCCGCTGCTGCCACCTGTGCCGCCGTCTCGACTCCCTGGGCGGTTGCCGTGGCGGTTGTGGCTGCCGCCTCTCCGGTCTTAGCTGCGGCATGAGCGGTTGAGGCGGTCGTTAGCATACCAATAATACCTACTATTGCGCTGATACTCTCATACAGTTGTATAAAGCCGTCCACGATAGCGGTTACTTTCTGCCATGCGTTGCCGTTGCCGTCCAAAGCGTCGGTTATGCTGTTGATGCTGTCGCCAATACCCTTGATGCCGTCCCAACCAGACTTTACGGTGTCGAAAGAAGAAATAGAAGATTTGCGCCATTGCTCATAGGTGCTAATCATTTCCTCGATGTCCTTGCGCTGCCCCTCCGTTACCGGGTTGTTGGTATCGTTGAGCTGCTTTTGCAGTTCCCGGATTTTGTCGGTTAGCGCATCAAAGCCGATACCTTTAACCTTAATCTTAAACTCTCGGTTAGAAAGTCCGTTAATCTCGGCTATCTCTTTTTGCATTGATGGTATTTCAATACCCCTTTGCATCGCCTTTCGCTTCGCTTCCAAAGCGTCGATCGTCCTTTGTGTGTTTTGGATTTCGTCGGCACTCTGCTTGCTCTGCTGCTCCTGATAATACCTTACTGCCTCATCTAACTTCTCGATGGTGTCAAGTTGGCTAATATCGGCTGGCTTATTCAAAGCCGCCAAACTATCGTCCCATGCTTTCTTAATACCCTCAATATCGTTAATATGCTTTTGTATCTCTGGGCGTTGTTCCTCGGTGGCTTTTTCCAACAACTCATTATAGTATGCCAACTTAATATTAAGCTGCTCATACGTCTTCAATGCGTCGTCGGGTGTATCTATCACCGTGGCATTTTCGATATAGTTCTTTAGAGTTTCCAACTTACTGATTTCTGCATCAATTCCGTTTATAGCTTCCTTGGATGCCGTAGCCCTCAACTTCTGTTGGTACTCTATTTCTTTGTCAATGTCCTGTAAGGTCTCCAACTTTGCCGGGCGTTGCATAGCTGCGCCCAATAGCTCGGTTTTGCCTATCAGTTTGTCAATACCTGCTAAATCGTCTTTGTTGGCGGTCTTTCGTAGGGTCTGCAAATAGTCCAATTCCTTTTCAACGTCTTGCAACGTCTTAATTTCGGTTGGTCGCTCGGCGGCTTTCTGGGCTAATTCGATAGCCGCTTTCTTTTTCTCCCATGCTTGGATATTCGCCCTTATCTTTTCTTGCTCGGCGGTGCTCGCCGTGGTGAGCTTCTTTTTGTAGTACTCGATATTAGTACTTAACTGTTCGTAGGTCTTAGGGTCTGCAACTGGCTTGTTTTTCTTGCCGCCGCCGCTCTTATTACCTTTGAACGTATTAAAGCCCAACGATTTATCTAATAACTTTTTACGGTTGTGTAATTCCGTATTATACGCCTTTAGCTTGGCTATTTCCTTGCTATCAGTCGTATTTTTAAGTTTCTTTTCTGTCTTCTCGATTGCGTCCGCTACCTGCTGATAGGTCATTGCACTAACCTTAACGGTCTTGTTGTTATGTCCCATCTTAGCATCAACCGCCGCCATCTGCTTAGAACAATCGGCCATGTGCTTCTGGGCTATGCCCAATTGTCTTTGCAAACTTTGGATTTCCGGTATCAGCCCCCTTGCGCTGTCCTTCAAATCGGCATACTCCTTGGTGTCTTCCGTTGTAACAACTTCGTAGCTGTCACCTCCAGTTGATCGGTTGGTAATAGTCCGCTTAGTAGTCTTCTGTGCGCCCCCGGCTTTCCAGAGTTCACGGCGTTTAGCGTAATTATCTTCCAACTCGATTTGCTTTTCAGCCAACTTTGTAGCCAACACCTTTGCTTGTGCCTCGTACCCGATTTGCTTAACGTATATCTGACTTTTGCGTGTCAATGTATCGTACCACTCGGATGCCGTCTTATGGCTCCCGAACAAATCGCCATATACGGCGTTAAGGTGGTTTACTGCGTCGGTGGTGTCCTTTTTAGCGGTAATGAGGTCGCCCAAAGCCTTAATCTCTTTGTCTAATTCAACCTTAGTACTTGCCGCTGCGTTCTTGTAAGCGTCTTCGGCTTCGCTAAACTCGTTTGTCTTGTCGGTAGCCTCATCGGTCTTATTAACGAAATATTCGATAACAGATGTTACCGCTACAATTGCAGCACCTACCACCGTGGTAATCATCAAACCTTTAAGGGCAATTTTGAAAGCGGTCGCCGAATATGCACCACTTTTCAAAGCTGCACTAAAGACACGTGTAAACGCCGCCGATCGACTTGCATTAAGCCCAAACAAAAGCATTGCTGCACCACCTGCCTTTGAGCGTAACGTTAAAATGCCTTGTTGGATATTCAGGGCTTTAAGTGTCTTAACCAAACTTGTAATACTCATAGCGGTTATACCTAACTGTGAGGTAAAGCTAAGTATTGGCATCGCTCCACCAACAAACCCGGCTACTACATCAGTTATTGCGCCCAATTGGTTTTTCAGCATTTGCGTGGTTGCGCTGCCTGTACTACTCATTTCATTGTAGGCGGCGTTGATGGTTCCGGCACTATTTGCCATTGCGTCCACATTCTCACTGAACTTCTCGGCTAACTGATTAGTAAGCGGTGTCAATGCTCGCAAACTCTCGGCACTACCAAACAACTTGGCATAAACTTCTTGCTCCAATACACCATTAGCGGCGGCATATTCCTTAACGGATGCGTCCAACTGGGTTAAGAAGTTACGTAAACCTCCGGCGGCTTTGATAGATGCGGCATTGAACTCAATACCCATCTTTTCCGCCATTTCGGTTGCCTCGCTTGACGGCTTAACCAAAGCGGTAAAGATTGCCGCCATCTGGGTTGCAACTTCGTTAGTATTACCGCTAACACCTGTAAGCGTTGCAAAACTTGCCAAAAGTTCATCGACACTTACGCCCAATGTTGAGGCGTTTGCGGTCACTCTTGGCAGTGCCTGGGCTAACTGCTCAAATGAGGTTACACCATTTTTCGCCGTGAGCTGTATTTTGTCCTGTACGCTTTCGGCTGCGTCCCATGCTAAACCATAATTTTTGATAACAGTAGATGTTACCTTTACGACTTCGCCCAAATCGGCAACACCGCCCACGGATGCTTTAGCCGATTTATTAAGAAAATTAAGCCAATTGTTTTCAGGTACGCTGTTACTGACTACCTGATATAAGCCGTTTGCAAGTTCATCACGTGCGACAGGTACGTTTTTGGCTAACTCGGCTACCTGATTTTTTAACTTTGCAAAGCCCTCGGCGTTCTTTCCTGCCATTGTATTTGCAACTCTCATAGCTGCGCCAAAGGCTCTACTATCGGCGGTAATGTCCTGCAAAGTACCATTTAGCTGACTGACGGCGTTAGATACTGCGCCCAAAGCCTGTACGCCTTGGCTCCAGTTGATCAACGACGATTTGAGTTTGTCGGCTTCCACAATAGCGGCGGTCATGGCTTGTTTAAGGCCGTCCGCATTTTGCGAAAGGTCTTTAAACCCCTTACCGTCTCCGTCCAATTTGAACGTTATGGATATAGTACTTTTACCTGCCATAGTCTTTAATATTTGTCACCCAATAGGGCGATAATTTGTTTTCTCTTTTCTTCCGCTTCCTTGGCTGTAATGTGTTCGGTCTTCGCTTGTTTCGACTTCCTGCGATTATCCCACGAAAGCGGTAATAGCTTCTGGGGCGTTAGTTTGTTCTTAACGTGCGGCTGAATAGTTATGCACGCCAACATACGCATACGCTCCCAATTATCTTTGTATTGGCTTTGCTCTTGGTCTAAGTACATTTTGCATACGCTGTTAAATTCATCAGGCGTTAGCCTACAAAAATCATCGTATGAAAGACGTATGCAACCTAAAGCAAAGCCCAATACATCATTTATTGCAAACTTTTTTTTTCGTCTGCGTCGGTCTCGGCATCTTCCTCGTTGTCCTGGCCCATAGCTTTAGCCCATTCGTTCATATCTTCCGGGCTGACACTATCGGCAAAGTCCATCAAAGAAAGTTTGAATTTCTTGCCGTCGGCCTTGGATGCTGAAACGATGCAACACCAAAGGAACGTACATATATCGGTGAAACTTGTAGCGTCGATTTCTGTAACCTCTCGCCCTGTTTCCTGCTTAAATCTAAGCATTGCGCCCATTGTCTGACGGCATGGAAAAACCTCATTACCGATTTTAATCTCAACCTTTTTCATATATGATCTTAATTAAATGGGTTATGCTGTATGGTCTTCGGATGCTGCCACGGCACTATCAGTAAACGCCGTTTCGTCGAGTGTGTCCGGCTCACCGTTGTTGTCAAGATTGATAGTATAAGTACTATCGTCCTGCGCCGGGTCGGTGCGCTCCAAAGAAGAAATGATAAAGCTACCTGCCAAATATGGCTTTTTGCTTTCACCTCTCTGCATACACTTAATCTTAACTGGCTGTCCTGACTTCCACGCTGCCAACATCTTTTGGTAACTTGCTTCGGTCTCACCATCATAGATAAGGCCCTCGGCTGAAATAGCAATAGACAAACCAGTTACGCCCTTTTCTTTCCACATTCCGTTAGTCTTCGCCTTGCTTGCCGCTGGCTTAACTGCACGGTCTTTGGTCTCGCTGTTCATTGTTGCCGTGTGGGTGGTACAGTGCCCGAAAGCATCTTCACCCAAATAAAGCAACATATTACTACCATTGCAATAACTCATATCTTACTAAATTTTAATGTTAAAAACTAACTGCTGCGCATAGGCATCACTATCGTAGCCCTCTTCGCTATCAGTCAATACACAACTGCGCATAACTAAACCGTCCTTTTCGCTCCGCTTGCCGTCCAAAGCTGCCCTTACTGCCTCGGCTAACTCCACGCCCTCGCTGTACTTCTCGGTATAACAAATAACCTCGATCGTCACAGTATCGGCTCCGGGGTAACCTGCCTTTGTCGGGTTCTGCTCGATTGAGGCACGGCGATAAAGTATGTACGGCAAAACCGCCGTGTCCGTAGCAACTGGGAAAACCTTTTTAGTATGCTTCGCTACCTCGGGGTCTTGCAAAAGCATATCACGAATAATGCTACCTGCGCTTAATGATGTTTTATTTGCAGCCATACTTATTTGCAGTCTTAGTTACACTTTCTACTATCTCGTTACGCAAATCTGCCGTTACCTTGTCCCTAACATCTGTTTGGGTCTTACGCATAAAGCCATATCGTTTCATGCGTCCGGTATTGTGTCCTCGGCGTTCCCTGACAAAAACCCTTGTTTTGGTCTTGGTCTTTCGTTGCTCCGTTCCACCCTCTGCCCATATCAAAACAGGTTTCTTTAGTCCCTGGCGATTGATGTGCATACCTTTTTCGCCCTTTCCAGTTTTTCGGTTGGCTTTCTTCGTGCCGATAGTAACACGAAATCCGGCGGCTTTCTTAAATACGATAGCCCTAATACCTTTTTCCAAATCTCGGTTGCTATGTAATGAGCTGCGCAAATTGTTAATAGCTGTTCGTCTTACTTGGTTCGCCTCTCTTCTGAAAGCACCTTTTAAGGCTCGCTTTCGGTGTTTAACGTCCATTTCGGTAAACAACTTCTGCAACTGCGTATCGTCGTATTGATTTGCCATAACTTGATTACTCGTTTACTCGTTCACAAACTAAAGTGTTCATACCTCTATCAATGTTTGGGATGATGGCAACTACCGTATAAAGATAGCCGCCTAACTGCTGCACCCTCCAGTTTTCTTTAACCGGGTGTGCGTCCCTCACATTAAATTCGGCTCGATAGTCGGGGAAATGTTCGCCCACTTCCTCGCTACGGTTGCCGCTCTGCTTCTTCCTTTCTGCCCATACGGTACGTATAGGCTCGTAGGTTGTCGCTTCCTCGCCGTAGTCGTTTGTTGTCGCCGTAGGCTTCAACAACTGCAAACGATATTTCATTTCTCCTGCTCTCATTCCGCTAATTTCCGATAGGGTTTAATTAAGGCTTGTAGCGAATCAGGCACGGCGTGCATCTGCACGTTACTCACACTTTCACGCTGATTGTACCAATGTGCGCCCAACATCATTATAGCGTGTTTTATGGGGGTAGGTACATCATGTCCATTACCCATCTGCGCCAATTCCTCTTGGGTTCTATTGGTCGCCGTGATAACTGCGCTTTCTGCGGTATCTAATAGATGCTGCAAATACTCGTCATCATCGGCGAAATCATCAGCCCTTACGTGCTTCTTAAAAAGTGCCAAACTCACTACTGCCATAACGTTATAACTTTAAATTGTGATTACTTCTTACCGCCGACTTTACCCAACTTAAAGGCCTCTGGGCGGATTGTCTTAGTAGCATAGTCCGTGTTGAGCACGAAATCTACGCTATCTTTGCGTGCCTTGCTGTAAGGATCGACGATAAAGCGCAAAGTACCAAACATACCCATAGGCTGATAACGCCAATCACCCAAACCGATAAACTCCGTACCTGTGATAACCTTAACGTAGTCGCCCGACTTCATGCCTGTAATGTTCTTAACATCATCGGCACTTGTCACGGTGTACTTAGCGGTGTTCTTCTGTGGGTCAAAGTCTTCTGCTGCCGCCCACGCTGTGCCGCTGTACTTCTGGTACGATACCTTAGTATCACGGATAACATTTGAGGTGTACACTGGCAAACCACAAAGTTTTCCGTTTTGGATCATCGGCAAAAAGATACCCTTTTCGTTGATAGGTGTACCCTCCAAAATCGCCTCCATGCTCTTTGTCATTACCCAACATAGGTTGCTGCCGTCGATACCTGTTTCAAGTACTGCGGCTTTCATCTGGGCGTTGAGTTCGTTAAAGGTTGGCACGGCTGAAAGCAATACCGGGTTGTCTTTGAGTGCCACAAATGGGCCTACCAAATTAGTAGCACCATTAACCTTATTTACGCCGCAAACGATTTTGTTCAAAAGAAGACGGATTGCAAGCGGCATAACCTCACGCACGATCATTTCCAAAAGTCCCTGCGACTGATTGAGCGACTGATTAGTTACCGGGATGGCAATACCCATACGCTCCGGTGCGGCGGTCATTTTGCTGAAAGGTATTTTGGTGTCACTAAGTTCTGCGCCCTCACCTGCTAACTCTGCCTCAACCATTTCGTACATAGGCCAAACAAAGTCACCTGCCAAACCTGTTGGCATTGGCAAACCTACCTTATCCAAAATAAAGCCCTCCTGCAAAGGTTTTAAGATGTCCTGAACGTTAAGCGGCACGATTGCACCCTTTGCCACGTCCTGCACCATCATCATGTCACGCAAAAGCATGATTTCGGTACGCTGACCTGCTGCGGCGTTCTCACGGATAATCTTAATTGCGTCCTCCTGGGCGTTTGGATTTTCACGCAAATGCTCGGCGGTTGCCGCCTGCATCTTCATTTGCAACAACTGATTTTCACGCATGAGGGTTTCAAACTCGGTGTTCTCTGCCTCGTTGCGCTCACGCTGCTCTTTCTCGCATACGTCCGCAATCTCTGTGATGCGGTCGCAATTCTGCTGATACTGGTTAATCAGCTCACGAACGTTAATTGATTTCTTTTTTGTCTTTTTGTCCATGTCTGAAAATTATAAATTAAACTGTTATACTAAACTGCGTTTTGCAGCGTGGCGCATTTCACGCAACTGCTTTAACGCTTTCTCTTTCTGCTCACTCGTTGGCTGTTGAGGCTCCGGGGTTTTCTGCTCTCGCTTCAGCTCATCGGTAAACTCTCTTGCCTCCACGCTCGTATCTGGGTAATACGGATCAGCCGCCAACGTAAAGTCAAAGATACCTGTAACCGCCTTAACACGATAGGTAATATTGTTAATGCCGTTAGCCGCCACTTTGCTTTGACGCTCTACAAAATCGCTATCATAGTAGCGTGTTGAAAACGCAAAGCTGCAACCGCTTATGTCGCCACGGCGTACCAATTCCAAAGCCTTGTCGCCGTCCACGGTATTAGGCGCGTCAAACTCAAAAGCTACGCCCTTTTCATCTACTGTGTACGAAAGTGTACCGCCGCCCTTATTGCTTCTTGCCAAAATCAACTGCCGGTCGTGAAACATCGTCATTTTGATGTCTTGGCCGTCTAAGAGTTCCTTTGTAACGGCTTCCGGGGCTATCACTTCCCGGGCCTCGCTATCTTCGTCGCTCCACAATGGGGCAGACGGTACGTTAAACAATATGGCATATCCAGTTATTGTGCGGCTCGGTGCTTCGCCCTCTGCTGCCTCTCTGACGTGTAACTCGGTAGGAGTACACAAACACCGTCTTATGATTGTATCTTTATTCATCGTCTTGGTCTCCATCTTTATTTTTATCGTCCTTTTTAGTTTTCTTTGGCTCTGGCTCCGGTGCGTTATTAACGGCGGTCTCGTTGGCAATATCTCTAAGATTTGCCGATACTAAAACCTTGTCGCCGCCCTCGATAGGTGGGCGGTTCTCCATCTTGCGCCAATCGTTCACCGTATAGATACCTGCGGCAATCGTTGCCGCCTGATACTTAACCTTACTATCCAAATCGCTTGCATAAAGTCCCCGGCGGTCAAACTCAAATTTTCGTTTGCAACATAGGGTGGGGGCGATTAACTTACGCAACATTTCATTTTCAATATTGCGCAAAAGTGGGTTTAACGTGTTACTCAAAAACGCCACATTCGCCATTTCAGCCGACTTGTAATTATTGCTTGTGTCGTCAAAAACGAAAGATGGATGCACGCCAAAGAAACGGCAAATATCTCGTACCGTAAACTTTCGGCTCTCCAAAAACTGCATATCAGTAGAAGAAAGCGAAATTTGCTTAAAGTCCACCTGTCCCGGCAAACTAACTATGCGCTCGCCATTCTGAAAACGGCTATCTATGTTTTCGGCTGTCTTCTCCAATTCCTTGTCCTGATACTCGCCAAACCCGGTAGTAGTCTTATCGTTGTTTACGATACCCCTAACATTACCGCCATTGGCAAATCGTTTAAGCGTCTCCCGGTCTCCGGTTAATGCTATGTCTAACGTCTGCCTTGCATATTCCAGTACGCTAACGCCGTGCTTGCCGTTGCTTGTATGCCCCTTAATATGGATGATCTCGCTTTCATCGTAAACCCCACATATACCGTTGATGGTATCGGTAATCATGTAGGTATCGTTATACACATCGTGGCTTACGGTATTGCGCCCACACAAAACCAATCGGTCTATTTCTAAAGTAGCCCTATTGTACACTGGTACGATGTAAGCATTACCCTCTAACAACACATTTTCTACGGCTTCTTTCCAGAAGTCAAACGCCGATTTTGTAAAGTCCGGCTGTACTGTTAGAAGATAATGCAAACGGCTATTCGTGTCCTCCACAAAAATGCCGTCTTTCAGTCTCATATACAAAAATGGCAAATTAGCTACACTTTCGCTAAGTAACTGCACGCATCGGTAAACAGTGGCTACCGACAAAGCGGTATTGCCTGTACCGAAAAAGTTAAAGAACTGGGTATAGTCTCCGGTACGTGGCCCCGGTGTCTGTGGCTCGCTAACTGCGCCCTCTACATCGGTGCTACGGCTGAAAAATTTTACTATGTTTTGCCAAATACCCATATATAATTATACTTTTTAGCCCCAAAGATACAACACAAAAGTGAGCAAAAAAAATGCGCCTTGGTGCATCGTGGTACACCTTGGCGCATCGTGGTAAAATTATTATTTTATTAAATATTTTTATGTTCTAAAAACTTGCAAATTACCTCTCAAATGTGTATAGCAAACCCAAAGTCATTAGCATTGTGATCGCCCCATCTATCTTGCGGTATTGTGACACTTTGAGCGGCTTTTTGTTCTCCAGATTGTCGGTATCTATCACGCAATTTTCCAAACAGAAAGCGTTAATAGGGTTGTCGTTAAACTCTATCTTTACCGGGTCACTCCATGCAAGCATCTCAAAACTTTCGACTGGTAGGTTAAAGTTTCCGTAGGTCTGACTAAATGGGGTTAGCACGTTCCTCGCTCCGACTGATTTTAAGATACTCGTTAGCTCCTGCGCCTTGTAAGCATCGTAGCCAATACGGATAATATTAACCAACTTACTGCGTCGTAATATATCCTCGGTAATCATCGCCGTGTCTATCTTCTGCCCTTTGCAGAAAATAAGATACCCTTTTTCATTCCAAAGCCTATAAAGCTGCTCGTTGGGATGCCCTTTTAACGCTCCCTCCGGGAAATAGTAATCAGTATGCGTGTAAAACTTCTTATTGCCCGATAGATACACGGTATAAGATACTGCGCTGAAATCATCATGCACCGACAAATCAAACGCCACGGCACAATCTGGGCGGCCCTGCACCTGATCTATACAGAAATTGCCCAATAATTCTTTTGCCTTTTCGTGGGTAAACCACGTTTTTTCGTCATTTATCGTGAAAATATTAAGCAATTTCGTACGAAAAGCCAACATATTTTCGGCTGATAACTGGGCGGTCTGATACTCATTTTCGTAGTAGTCCGGTTGCACCGTGATACCCAAATGTGGCTGAACCTTTGCCCACGTCTCCGGGCTGTCCTCTGCATCGTCCACATCAGGCATGAAGATAGATGCAAACATGGTGTCGCTCTCTGCCTCGCCTCGTAGTACTGCCATCACGCCGTCAAGTTCGTGGGCAAATGGGCCATCTACCACATCGCTTGCCGTGGTGATAATGATTGTTAGCGGCTCACGCCTTGGCCCCATTGAGGTAGTCAATACGTTTTTGAGGTCTGCGCCGTTCTTACCTGCCGTGTTTCGGGCCTGGGCGTATTCGTCCATTATCACCAATGAGGCAAACAAACCATCTTTGGTTTTGGCGTTGGCGGTCAAACATTGTATGAGGCTATCACGTCCACGGTCTTTGAAAGTAATCTTTTCACGATTAACCCTAAAGTGCTTTTCCTTGGGGTCAATATCAAACATGATGTTTCGTATCTCGTCAAAGCATATTTTCGCCTGATCATAGCTATTTGCGCCTACGTATGCCTGGGCATTGTTATCGCCGAAAAGCATATCATAAACCGCCAAAGCTGCGCACGATGTCGTTTTGCTGAACTTTCGGGGCACGAATAGGTAGGCGGTACGTATCAGTCTGCGCCCATCGTCTCGGGCAAAGCCATAGATATTAGCAAACTGGTAGGCTTGCACCGGGGTTAGCTTGTAGCGTGTGCGCCCTCGGATGCCGCTAAACCGCAAAGCCTCGTAGAACTTGAAAAAACGCTTTACTCGCTTGGGCTTCCAATCGTACTTATCAAGCATCTGCAAAAAGCGTCTTACTCCCAATATCTCATACAGGTTGTGTGCGTCTGGGTGGTCTATCACTCCAAACACATAATCGCCGATACGCTTATCTGTTTCGATAAGCGCACGGCGGTAGCGGTCAGCGTATGTACTGCGCCCCTGCTGCAACTGCTCCGATACATCGGCTTTCAGTTGTCGAAATCTTCCTTTTTCTTCTTCTGTCATTAGTCGTCGCCCTCCTGCATCGCTGCCATAAAGTCGTTAAAACTATCGTTGTCGCTCTTTCGTTCCTTGCTCTCGGTGTTCATGCCCAAAGCCCTTAACGCTTTCTGTCCCTGCTGCAACAACTCGATATATAGCTTTTCTTTCGGGTCGATCGTCTTGCGTTCGTTGCCCTCCCGGCTATACTCCACGTTTACGGCCTGGTGTCCGTCTGCCATGATCTCATCGCCCAAAATGTCGGCACGTACCAACAACTTAGCCGTAATATCCACTTGGTATGTAAGTTCGGCGGTGTACTTGCCTTGCTTCTTCAACAACTTAACGATATACGCTTTTTTGCTCTTAATCTTGGCGGCTATCTTCTTGTTGTCTTCCTCGGTGGATGGCTCCGGCAAAGTCTGGCTAACTGGCAATGGGTCGGCGGTCTTCGGCTGCGCCTTGTCGCTGTAACCTCGCTTCTTGCCCTTGGTCTTCAGGTAGAAGATAATAGCCGTTGTGTCGTTGGCATTTATCGACTGCATCAACTTGCTTTCGACAAAATCTACCTGCGTCTCGGTGATCTCGTCCACTTTCTCTTTAAACTCCGGGTCGGCGTTGTACCATCGGTAATAAGTACTGCGCCCTATGCCTATCGCCTCGCACGCTGTGGCTATGATGCCGTAGCCCTGCGCCAAAGCCTCCAAAAACTTTTGTTTCTTTTCTTCCATGCTGCGTTACTTTTCAAATGAGCGGATGCCGTCGAAGTAGTCTTTGTAAAACTCAAACAGTCCCTTATCAACTGTTATACTTCCCTGATCCGTTCTTGGGTTAGTGTTAATGTTTGCGCTTGTCTGTATGCCGAAATAAAAGCCCTCATCGTAGTTGCACCCTGCGTATATCTTGCTGTGGTTCTTGAATACCTGTCTCTTATACACATCTCCGAGCCCACGAGACGCTCATGAATCT